ATTGTAATCTGTTCATCAGATGTTGCATCCGCCCTCGCAATGGGTGGTTTCTTGCAATTATCAGGTGGTGATGCAGGTAACCTAAATGTAGACGACATGGGTAATACCCTCGCAGGTACTATCGGTGGTGGTCGCATTAAAGTTTACGTTGACCCATATGCCTCAATCAACTACGTTGTAGTCGGTTATAGAGGTTCAGGTGCTTACGATGCAGGTATGTTCTACTGTCCTTACGTTCCACTACAAATGGTACGTGCGGTTGGTGAAAATACATTCCAACCAAAAATCGGGTTCAAAACTCGATACGGATTGGTTAACAACCCATTTGTTGGTGCTGACTACGCAGACCCGTCTGCTGTAACAGCGTTACGTCGTAACCAATACTACAGAATTTTCCGAGTTGACTCACTACACGGTGGTCTAACTGCATAATTCTCTGGTTAAATAGTTACTAAATTCAAGATTGGGGTGTTCCTTTGGGACACCCCTTTTTTGTATAAATATTTTAAAAGTATAAATAAATTGGTAAGATATGTTTAAAAACAGGATGATTTTCAAGGAGTCACATAGTAATGCCAGATAACTACACAAAGGCTACCAGCCTCACACCAAGCGATAACTCAAATCAATACTTTGATGGTATTTACGTGGGTTCTGCCGCAGGTAGCACGACTTCAGTTGTGAATACCGACTTAAAAGTATCTATGTACTCAAGTAGAAGCGAAGGACAAGCGACAAGCAAAGTCACCTTCCAAGGTACATCAGCAGGTATTGACAACAAATGGCTCCAAATCGTATCAACGGATGGAGAGTCAAAATACTACTGGTTCGACACTAATGGTTCTTCAGCAGAAACTGGAAACACAGTGTTCGGTGGTGATTCACAAGACTGGATTTTAGTAGGTCTTGCTGATGCAGGTACAACCGCATTAGTAGCCGCTGAATTCGGGGAGGCTATTGGTGGTTCTAAAGGTCACGCAAGCATAACTGCAACAGTGGCTGGTGGTATTGTATCTTTGACACAGGTTAGAGGTGGACACCAAGGAAATACAACAATCACAGGTGGAATGGGGCCGGGTCAAACTGGTACAATCATTGTAGACTTTGGTGCTACTATCGGTTTCAGTGCAGGTACTGGTATCACAATCGTTGACCAAGCAGCCTTGGTAAAGCACTATGGTGCTACTGGTGGTAGTTGGTCAGATGGTGCAGGTAGTGCGGTATTTAAAACCTTCCTTCAACCAACACTAGTGTTTGGTGCACAAACTGGTGGTGGTGCTAGTGCAATGTACGATGCAGCCTTCGACCTTAAGACTCAAATTGAGTCTACATCTGGACATAATGGTTCAATCGACGTTACCTTGACTGGTACTGGGCCTAACGTACTTTTAACACTGACGACAACTGTAGCGGGTGCAATCGGTACTGCAATCACAGAGGATTTAGCAAACGTTACCCTAGGTGGTTCTACCCAATGGGATAAAGCAGAAGGTTCTGACCTAAGCGGTGTCTGTGCAGGTGGTAGTTGGGGTGCAAGAGGTGCAAGTTGGGAAGCATTCGTCTACGGTGAAGCAGGAGTTTGCATGGAATTTGGTAACGTACCTACAGGATACCAGCCTATCAAAGTTTGTAGAGTTTGGGATACTGGTACTAGTGCGATTAACATAGTCGGTTTCGATAAATTCGGAGTGTAATAAAGAATGGCAATAACCGATGGTATAACTTCAGGTAATCTGCCGGGCATTCCCGCAACTTTATCTGCTGATATCAATCAAAGACAACCTAGTAACAGCAGTTATCTACATCCAACTGCTTTTAGGTTTTATATAAGCAGAGTACCTTCTGTCACTTATTTTTGTCAAGCAATAAACATACCAAGTATTGATATAGCAGAAATTGAATTCACCACGACCATGGCTACGCATAAAGAAATTGCAGGTAATCCAACATATGGTGCACTGAACGCAAGGGTTTTGGTGGATGAAGATATGGAAACTTGGAGAGGGATACACGACTGGATGAGGGAGATTTCCTTATTTGAGAACGATAGAGAAATCATAGGTGATGAAGACCATAGGTGTGACCTGAGATTGGTTGTTCTAACCAACGGTATGAATGGTAATGTTGAATTTACTTTCAAGGAATGCTTTCCTTCTTCAATAAGTGAGATTAATTTCGACAGTGCTGTTACAGACCTAGAAAACCTTAGTTTTGAAGTCACGTTCTCCTACAACTCCTATTCAGTAGAGAAGTATTGACCTAGTCCAGCCATCGTGGTATAATAAAATCCTACAAAAATAACATGGAGAATGTGTATGGATTTTGAAAAACTTAAAAAAATGGCTGAAAAAGACTCTGGTGTAGACGGTACTGAACTAGACATAGAATCTTTGAAACTGCCTCAACTACACAACAAATATCTTAATCTTTTACAAGACGAGAAGTTGATTCTAAGAAAATTGCTATCTGAGAAAAATAACCTATTCCGTCTTAAATGGGAATACTACACAGGTAAAATGAGCAAAGAGGAAATGGATGGTCTAGGATGGGCACCATTCCAACTTAATGTGCTCAAAAAAGACATGAACATTTACCTAGAATCCGATAAAGAGTTGTCTTTAGTAGGGGATAGGATAGCATACCATGAAGTGGTTCTAGAATTCCTTGAAGAGGTTCTTAAAGAACTAAACAACCGACATTGGAAAATAAGAAACGCTATTGAATGGAGAAAATTCACCTCAGGTGGTTTTTGATGATAAAAGTCGTTAAAAAAGATGATGTAACATTCAAGGTAGAATGTGAAGAGAGAGGTATAGTCAAAGAACTATCTCAATTTTTCACTTTCACAGTGCCTGGCGCTGAATATATGCCCGCTTATAGGAGCAGAAAGTGGGACGGTAAAATTAAATTGTTTAACATCCATACCCAAGAACTGTATGTCGGTCTATACGAATACCTAGAGAAATTTTGCGATGATAGAGGATATGAAATCGAAGGTTTCAACCCTTCAAGAAACAAAAACGAAATCAGTGAAGACATGATTAGGAATTTTGTGGATAACCACCTAAAACCACGTGCAGGTGGTAAAGAAATAAAAGCACACGCACATCAAATTGATGCAATCAAACAATCCATTAACAGAAACAGATGTTCTCTGCTATCACCTACTGGTTCTGGTAAAAGTCTTATCATCTACGCATTGATGAGGTATTACTTGGATATGATACCAGAGAACAAAAAAGTGCTTATTATTGTACCTACCAAGTCCCTAGTTTCTCAAATGTACAGCGATTTTGAGGAGTACTCAGAGGGTAACGGTTGGGATGTGGAAAACAATTGTCATACAGTAATGGCAGGTAGAGATAAATCTCACCCCGATAAAAGAGTAGTAATATCCACGTGGCAGTCGATTTACAAGTTAGACAAAAAATATTTCTCCCAGTACCATGTGGTGTTCGGTGATGAATGTCATTTGTTCAAATCAAAATCCCTTACATCTATAATGTCTAGGATGACAGACTGTCCATATAGGTTCGGTACTACTGGAACTCTGGACGGTACTAAGGTTCATAAGTTGGTAATAGAAGGACTGTTCGGGCCAGTGTATAAGGTTACATCTACTGAGAATTTAATCCAGAAGAATATCCTGTCAGATTTCGAAATCAACTGCATGCTCTTGAAGCATACTAGAGATTTTAGAAATAAATATAAGCGGGTAACCTATCAGGAAGAGATGGACGCACTCTTGGACTGTGGGAAGAGGAATGAGTTTATCGCAGACCTAACCGAATCTCTTAAAGGGAACACATTGGTTTTATTTCAATACGTTCAGAAACATGGTAAACCTTTACATGAGTTGATTCAGAATAGGGTAAACAACCGTAAAGTGTTTTTCGTATATGGGAATACCCCAACGGAAATACGAGAAAGTGTACGCAAAATTGTAGAAGGAGAAGAAAATGCTATCATCGTCGCATCATATGGAACTTTTTCAACAGGTATCTCTATCAGGAGGTTACACAACATCATATTCGCCTCCCCTTCAAAATCAAGAATCCGTGTACTACAATCAATTGGTAGGCAACTTCGGAAATCCGAGTACAAAGAAAAAGCAAGACTCTACGACATATCAGACGACATGTGTTGGAAGAAGCACAAAAACCACACCTACAGACACTACGAAGAGCGATTGAAAATATACGACTCCGAGAATTTCTCTGTGAAAAAGGTTTTTATAAATATTAAGTAAGCACCCAATAGGAGGTTTTTCTGATGTCCGACATAAGCAGTTACAGAATAGTTAGGTTAGTAAACGGTGAAAAACTGATTGCTAAAATATCAGGTTCTAAAAAAAACAAATTATACCTAGAAAGACCGATGGTCATTGAAGAGATTACTGGTACTCAAACCATCAACCCCTTGATGGCTATCAAAAGAGAGTACATTATACTACAAAACTGGATTGAATTTTCTAAAAGCAACGTAGTTGGTATCCCTAAAGAGCATATTTTAACAATTTATGACCCAGATGAATTAGTTACTATGGCGTACAACAAACAAAAAGAAAGAGAAGACACTGGAAGTGCAGGTCTTTTGTCTATGATGGATGGTGATTCAGAAGACAAACTCACTGATATGATTGATTTTGATAACATGAAACAATCTGACATTACAGACATTGTTAACGATATCATTAATGGTAACATTAACAGTTACAAACATATGCATGAGGAAAATGTCGACGAGGACTGGATTGATTCCGATATCGATAAAGGTAGAAACGATTATGGTAACGAACTAGATGATTGGTCACCTTACATCGAAGATTACTTTTTTGGTGAAGACGAAAATCAGTCCGATTGACCTCTTTCTTTTTTCAAAAAACTACGCCAGTATTTATACACTGCCCCTAAAATCTGTCAAGTATTGACAATCGGGGTCCATTGAGGTATAATGGGTACACAGGTTAAAAGGAGTACCAGTGAGTAAAAAGAAAAAGAAAACAACCAAGAAAAAAACGACCTACAAGAAAAATCCCGCACATTATGTTGATAACAGGGAATTTCATGCAGCCTTGTGCGTATGGAAGGATGGAGTTATAGAAGCGGATGAGTGCGGTGAACCAAGACCACCAATTCCAGACTATATTGGTGGGTGTTTCCTAAAAATGGCAGAAGGTTTGTCCAGAAGGGCATGCTTCATTAATTACGATTTTAGGGAAGATATGGTAGGTGATGCGATTGAGAATTGTATTTTGTATGCACACAACTTCAAAAAAGAAGGTAAAAACCCATTTGCTTATTTTACACAGATGATGTATTATGCCTTTCTTAGAAGAATACAAAAAGAGAAGAAGCAAATGTACATTAAGTACAAGTTGGTCGAGCAGTCAGATGAGATGCATAACTTTATGAAGTGGGACGACAAAGACCCTCATGAGAAATGGAATTCTAGAAAAGCATTTGGTGTTTCCGAAAATGACATCGAAAAATTCTCACCTAATGGTAAAAAGAAAGCAAGCAAAAAAACAACAACAACCAAAAAGAAATCTACCAAAAAATCAAGTAGCAAAGGTGGTACTCTAGATGGTTTTGTTGATTAATAAAGGGATACTTTAAATGAAAATTGCTTTAATCGCTGACACCCATTTTGGTGCCCGCAATGACAGTCAACTTTTCTTAGACAGTTTCACTTCCTTTTTTGAGGAAACTTTCTTTCCTGTCTTGAAGAAATACGATATTGATACTGTAATACATGCGGGTGATTTGTTAGATAGAAGAAAATACATCAATTTCAATACTCTATCCAAGGTTAGAACCAAATTCATGAAACCTTTAAAAGATATGGGCATTGAGGTTCATTGCATATTGGGTAACCACGACACCTACTATAAAAACACGAATGACTTGAACTCCATAAAAGAACTGTTTGCTGAGAGATATGACAATTTCAAGTTATACGAAGAACCTGTTACTTTAAACTTCGATGGTATGGATATTGCACTTTTACCTTGGATAAACAACGAAAACCACAAAGAAAGCATGGATTTCATCAACTCTACCAGTGCACAGTGGTTGGTTGGTCATCTTGAACTTGATGGATATGAGGTTCTCCGTGGTATAAAATACGATGGTGGTATGAGTCCCAAGAATTTTAGTAGATTTGAACAGGTTTTAAGCGGTCATTTCCACTGTAAGCAAGAGAAAGGTAATATCATATATTTGGGTGCACCATATCAAATAACTTTTTCCGATGTGAACGAACCTAAGGGATTTTGGATTTTAGACACCGACACCAGAGAGTTAGAGTTCATAAAGAACGAGCGAATCCTTTTCCATTCGTTGACTTATGATGATGCAAAATTTGATTATAGCAAATTCATCTCACAGAACCACTCAAAATACAGGGACTCTTATGTAAAAATCTATGTTATTAATAAAGAAAAACCCTACATTTTAGATAGGGTTATAGATTCTTTGTATAATAGTGGGGTTTATGACCTGAGTATAGTGGAAGATATTGATAATACCATAAATATTGGTACAGACACCAACCAGAAAGCGGACATAACTAAGTCTACCCTAGAGTTGATATATGAAGAAGTGGACGATATTCAAGACATAAAAGATTCTGAAACAGTTAAACATTTAATTAAAGAACTGTATATGGAGTCTTTGGTGACATGAGCAGTAAGAAAAAAAGAAGCAAAATCGTCCTTGAAATCACACTAGAGAGCGAAGCATTCGTCGGTGAGTTGACACGAGACGAAAACGACACGATGGAACTATGTCCAGTTGAAGAAATGATTTTGATAGCAAGACAATGCAGACTACCATGGATGTGCAAAGGGATAAAAAGTGTTACGTGGAAAGAAAAAAGCGAAGACAATTCGCACAAATTCGATGTGTACCGCTTCCAGTATGACACAAAAAACGTCGGACAAGGAACAAAAATAGAGGATATTGATGAGTAGCAATTATATTTCACCGTTAAGCAATAGGTATGGTTCTGATGACATGAAATATGTCTGGTCAGAACAAAATAAAATTATGACTTGGAGACACCTTTGGTGTGTTCTAGCAGAAACCCAACAAGAACTTGGTGTTAGGAGCATTTCTAGAGAGCAAGTAAGACAAATGAAGGATGCAGTGAACAAGATAGATTTAGTTGCAATCCAGAACTATGAGTCAAAAATGAAACATGATGTTATAGCAAATATTCACGCATTTGGTGATGCGACAGAAGATGCTAAACCCATAATCCACCTAGGAGCAACTAGTCAATTCGTAGTGGATAATGCGGAAACAATAATGACTAGGGATTCATTAATAAGACTTATAGTCAAAACAGCAGAAATAATCGACAGTCTTTCCGATTTTGCTATAGAGAACGCTTATGTACCTACGGTAGGTCTTACGCATCTGCAATCTGCACAACCTACCACGGTCGGTAAGAGAGCAACACTTTGGATTCAAGACTTTGTGACTACAATAGAAGACTTGGGTTTCAGATTGGATAGACTAAAATTTAGAGGTGCTAAGGGTACTACAGGTACTCAAGCATCATTTTTATCTCTTTTCGAAGGTGATTCTAATAAAGTTAGGGCAATGGATGACATTATAGCAAACAAGGTGGGATTTGAAAATAAAAATCTAACCAAGGTAGTAGGTCAGACCAATCCCAGAATAGATGATGCATCTCTAGTTGCGTCGGTTTGCATGATTGCTTCTGCAGCCAGCAAATTCGCAAACGACATACGGATACTTAGCAGTAGAAGAGAGGTTTCTGAGGGTTTTGAATCCAAAAACCAAGTGGGTTCTTCCGCAATGGCCTACAAGCAAAACCCAATTACTTGCGAGAAGATTTGTTCGCTTTCTAGATATTTGATATCTTTAATTCAGAACCCTTACCATACGGCAGCAAACCAGTGGTTAGAGAGAACTCTGGATGACTCTGCGAACAAAAGGATACTTTTACCTGAGGTATTCATCCTCGCTGATGAAATTCTAGATTCAATGCTTAAGGTCTGTAAAGACATGGTGGTGAATTACAACATAGTAGCAAAAAACTACAAAGAGGAACTTCCTTTCTTCATCACAGAGAATATCGTTATAGAAGCAGTGAAGAGAAACAATGCCGACAGACAAGAAGCACACGAAGAGATAAGGAAGTTGTCGATAGAGGCAAAGACCCGTGTTAATTCTGGTAAGACCAATAACTTGATATACAGGATTTCTAGAAAGAAAATGTTTAAAGATATAAATGTTAAGGAGATGCTAGGATTTCAATACACAGGTCTAGCAAAAGAGCAGACAGAACGGTACATTGAAACCATAGTGACTCCTATTAGAGGACTTTATCTGGCTAAGTGAGATGGTTGACTTTGTGCAGCCTGTTTGATATAATGGATTTAGAATGTTAGTATTTAAAAGACTGTCTTGGAGAAATTTCCTATCAACGGGTAATGTCCCCATAGAGGTATACCTAGACAAGTACAACACAACTTTGATATCTGGTGACAACGGAGCAGGAAAATCCACGATGTTGGATGCTTTGACCTTCTCTCTATTTGGTAATTCCTTCAGAGGGATTTCTTTAAGCGGTCGAAGGAAAATAGCAAACACAGTTAATAGTGTTAATGAAAAAGACTGCGTGGTGGAAATAGAGTTTTCAACCAACAATCACGAGTA